AGCGCAGCATTCATCCGACCAAGAACCCCGAAGCACACTCCAACCAAGCGAATTCAGCGATCGTACTTATTTCACCTTCCTCGAAAGCTGGTATTTTCCCGAGGTTACTTAGTAGCTTCTAGGCCATGTAATGATTTTTATAATTCTCTACTTGGGTCTTGTGGAGAGGCATCAGCGCCTGATGCAGGTAACTATCTTGCTAATTCTTTCGGTCCAAGCCTGGCACTCAGTCTTCTCATTTACAATGAAGCTTCCTTAAGTCTAAGGCTTGCGGCCACACCGTATCCCGTTGTATTTATTTAGATTGGCTCAACTGAGATCAATGGCTAAACGGCCAAGCAGCCGCACGGCCGCCACGTTGCATGGCTGGCCTTCCTTTGTGGACGAGTGTCGATGTTTAGCGTCATTTCCCCTCCTTGGCATCTCTTCGGGCGTACCAGCGCCTAGCTACTTCCTGTGTAATCGCTATCCCGCGTTTGGATTGGCCAAGTTTCGGTTGGCCTCGTCGTAGTCGGGGCTTGTCTGGCCGTTTTCCGGCTGCACTTCGCCAGTCAGCAGCCACCAACGAAAATCAGGAAATACTCGTCCGAGGATCTCGATTTCGTCTGCGCCGATTCTGGCCTTTCCTCTCTTGATGTTCTGCCAACGCACATAGTCAGTGCTGCCAGCTTCAGCCAAGGTTTTGAGGCTAGCGATCTCTAGCAATCGATAGCCCCTATCGGTGATCCCTTCGCTCATTAAAAAATGCCATAGATGTTTTATGTACATTTTGCGCTATGCATGTATTATGAACACATGTATTAGATACATATTTACCAGCCATAGCGCCGATAGTGTTCGGATTATAGGGGTAATCACATGGAACAGTCTGGAGTAGCAGGGTTAACCATCGAAGGCCAAGCCGAACGGATCGTCAGCTTCCGAGAAGCGCCGTTCTGCACGCAGTACGTGCTGGCCGAAATGATGGGCGTCGAGCAGATCACCGAGGACGTAGTGCGCGGCTGGGTGGAAACCTACACCCTCCCGACCGTGAAGATCGGCCGCCGCCGCGTCATCAACCTGCACCGCATCCGCCGCGACATCGAGCGGGGCAAGTCGGTGTTCTGCCAGGGGGATTACGCCGATGAGTAACCGCCCCTGCACCCTGCGCATCGCCTCGCTGCACGGCCCCAGCCAGTGCGTGAAGTGGAATGTTCTGGCGCAAGGCAAGTCGCGCACCGAATGCCATCGCCATATAGATGCCGTGGTTTCCGAGATCGTCGCTGACGATCCGCTGGACTCACTGCTTGCCCAAGAAAGCGCCCGCGAGCGCTTCCAGATCATCCGCGAATGGTGGAGCGCCCGATGATGACCATCGTTACTGCTCCCAACGGCGAGGGCATGACCTATGACGTATGGCCGCAAGCCTCTGCACGCACCGGACTGCGACTGCTCTGTCTGCTGGTCCGGACACGAAGTGGCGAAAACCGCTCCCTCCCCGTCCACACGCTGCGCCCAATGCCGCCCCGCCTCTGCGCGGCCGATTCGCACGCTGCAAATGGGCCGCGTCGGTGGTGCTTGGAAGCCTCTGGTCTCGGAGTGGACAGTGGAACCGGCCTATATCTGCGAGAAGCACACGCCACCCGCCCGCCCCGCGAAGTGGTGGAGCGTTATCTACGACTCGGGCAAGCCAACGCCCTACGTGCCGATCCACGAACCGTTCGAGCTGGTGGGCTAAAGCCAACCGCCCCCGCCGAAGCCGAACAGGTCCAGGGCCGCGCTCCCGGCTCGTCGGATCACGCTTCACCGATCCGGCGAACGGAAGCACGGGCGGAGCGCACCCTTGACCCTGCACGAACAGCAACAGCCTCCGCTCGTGAGTGTGGGGCAGCTTCACCGCCCCGCGCTCCCGAGCCCTCGGCGGCAAGAGTGGGATGACAAGGGCAAAGCCCTTGGTGTTAACCAACTAGAGAACACGCACAACGCGACGTTTTAACCAGTAGGCCAAGTAACAGATCACCTCGGCGAACTTGCGAGTTCACCGGTTCGGGATCGCTCGGCCTGCAGAAAGCAAAGCAGCGCAATAAAGCGCAACTAGAGAGAGGAAACACAAATGGCACGTTCGATCATGGAAGTTGCATTTCTCAGCGCCGAGAAAGTCGAGTTCGACAACGTGAAGCTGGTGAAGCTGTTTGTCGGTGACGAGCCGGACGGCAAACGTGACCTCGGCATTTCCATCCTGTCGATGAATGTCTCCGAAGAAGCCCTGGACGAAGTGTGGTCCGCCTGCGAAAGCCTCGATGTGCTTGAGCCGATCCGCGTCACCACCGAGATCGAGCGAGGCTCCAAGAACGCCGGCAAGTTCATCGTCCTGCACGTTGAGCCTGTGAAAGCAGCCGCTGCTCAAGCCCCCAAGCCGACCCAGCAGCCGACCCCAACCGCCAAGCCAGCCGGCACCCAGCCGGAACAGGCCAAGGCCAACTAACCGGGAGGGGCGGCCATGCTGATCAATGACCGGGTGTACTGCGACTGCTGCGGCAACGACATGGGCAAGCTCATGGCACTGCCCGCGCCGCAAAGCGACCTGCTGCCCGACCTCAGCCTGCCGCCCCATTTCGCCGTCTGCCCTGACTGCGAACCCTCCGAACAAACCGCCGACCTTGAGCAAGCCGGCGAATGACTTACGCGCTCACCTGCGACGGCACCGTCTCGGTCGATGCAGGCGGGGCGCCCCTGTGTTCCGGGGGCTGGGTCTTGGTCCAGCTCCCAGAACAGTTCGACCCCAGCCAGCTGGACCCCGCGGTATTGGCCCAGGTGTTCGGGATCGGATTCACGCTCGTAACCACTGTGCTGTTGATCGGCATCGGCTGTAAGGCCGTTCTCGACTTCCTCAAGCACGCCTGAAAACCCATTTGGAGTGACCACCATGCAAAACCTCAAACGCGTTTCCCGCGATCTGGCCCTGGCCGTTCCCTTCGCCATCGCGGCGTCTGCCTCCCACGCTGCCGGCTGGGACTACAGCACCCTGACCGATGGCGTGGACTTCTCGACCATCGCGGGTGGCGTCCTCGCCGTTGCGGCCCTGCTGGCAGCGGTATACGCCGGCATCAAAGGTGCCCGCGTCGTCCTCGGCTTCCTGCGTTCGTAACGCTCACCAGCAACCCGGGCCGGCCTAGTGCCGGCCTTTCTCTTAGCGAGGTAGCCATGCAAGCGCTCTGGGAGTTCGCCTTCTTCTGCATCGGATCGGCCTGCGCTTACGCGATCTTTTCGAGGTGGTAGGGATGAAAGCCGTTCGCCTGTTGTTGCTCTGCGCCGTGCTTCTCTTTTCGTTTGCGCAAGGCGCTCACGCCGACGTTTATCAGTGGTTTAGAAGTGGATATACGCAGACTTTTCCTACGCCCAAAGCTGTCTGTGATCATTACAAGTTCGCGCCGTCATCTTCGCGACCTAATGACACGAGCGTTGATTACAAGCTGAATTACTCTCCGGGCGCTACGCAGGCGACCTGTTTGGTTACGTCCATGCCGTCGGGCTACGGCATATTCAACTATGTCATCAAGCGCACTGGTGACTCGTGCCCCACCGGCCAGGTTTACGACGCCACGACCGGTGGCTGTGTACCTGGGCCAGAAGAGCCAAATCGGTGCGAAGCCACCAATGGCCAGACCGTCAGCCACGAACACCTGATGAAGGCAGCCGTAGGCCAACCGACCATTGACCCGCCTGGGTCTGTCTGTGGCAACGGCTGCCAGTACGCCTTCACCTACACCCCGGCCTCCAACGTCTACGTCTACACCAGCGGCAACCCGCCCGGTGTATTCGGCGTTTACGCCTATTCCGGCAACGGCATCGAGTGCAACGAAAGCACCTTGCAGACCCCCGGCAACCCGTCAGAGGGCGATACCCAGGACCCGGACGACACGCCACCGCCCGAGGATGGCGACAAGTGCCCGGAGGGCTACGCCTACAACGGCACTTTCTGCTCCCCGAACAACCCGCCGGATCCCGACCCCACGGACCCGACCGACCCAACGGACCCAACGGACCCAACCGATCCCACCGATCCCGGCGATGGTTCGGACGGAGGCGGTTCGGGTGGTGGTGGATCTGGCGGCGGCTCTGACGGTGGCTCAGGCGATGGCGGCTCCGGTGACGGCGATGGGTCGGGTAATGGCGACGGCGGAAGCTCCGGGGGCGGCAGTGGCGGTAGCGGAACAGGGGATGGCGAAGGCGACGACGACGTGGGTGGGGACCATGGTGCCGGCGTCGGAAATTGTCCCGATGAACGCTGTAGTTTCAGTGAAGACACCAAAGGCTACGTTAATGCCACTGCTGATATTGCTGATATCTCCAATCCGGATGGCCAGTTTTATGAAGGCAAGTTTTTCGAAGGTCTGTCGAACAACTTTGCCGCTTCACCTCTAGGCCAGGCTTTAGCGGGTCTCAAATTTCCAGAAGGGCAAGGTGCCTGTCCTGTGGGCTCCTTCGAACTATTTAACGCTCGCATTCAATTCGATTCGCACTGCCAGTTGTTCGACGACATTCGCGGGATTCTTAGTGCCGTGTTTCTTGCTGTATGGGGTCTTCTGGCCGTTCGAGTTCTGCTCAGCGCGTGAGGTGAAACATGATCGAAGCCATCAAGTCATTCTTCAAGTCGCTGTTTGATCCTGTCTGGGATGCTTTTCAGCGCTTGTTCGACTTCTTTAACGAATTCTTCAGCACGCTGTTTGAAGCAATTCGTGCCGCTATTTCAGAGCTCTTTATTCATATTCAGGGCTGGGCATGGGCTGTGATTTATAGCCTACCTGTTCCGGACTTCGTCTATGACGCAAAAGACGCTTTGCAGGGGATACCGCCTAGCGTCGTTTACTTCACCAGTGCTTTTCAGATTGGGCCGGGGCTTACCATGATCTTGGGCGCCTACGTCCTGCGTTTTCTCATTCGCCGCATTCCGATCATCGGGTGACCTATGGCGATCGACGCATATACCGGCATGCCCGGCCATGGCAAAACTTACGGAGTCGTCGAACACGTCATCATCCCCAGCCTGAAACAGGGCCGACATGTGGTGACGAACATCCCGCTCGAGGTCAATGCCTTGCTGGCCGAATTCGGCGGCACCATCGCCCAGCTACCGCCGGACTGGTTTGAACGGCGCGATCTTTCCGAGCTGGCCCCCAACGGCTGCGTGCTGGTCCTCGACGAACTCTGGCGCCGCTGGCCCAAGGGGCAGAAGACCAACGCGGCTGCACTCGAAGACAAGGCGCTGTTGGCCGAGCACCGGCACCGCGTCGATGAAAAGGGCCAGTCCATGCGCGTGGTGCTGGTTACTCAGGATCTGGAGCAGATCGCCACGTGGGTCACCCTGCTGGTCGAAACCACCTACCGCATCGTCAAGAAGTCGAAGAAGTACTACCGGGTCGATATCTACCGGGGCGCTGCCAAGGGCCAGCGGCCACCGAAAACCGCTCTATTGCGCCAAACCGCCGGGACCTTCAAGCCAACTGTGTGGTGCTACTACAAGTCGGCCACACAATCGGCCACGGGCGATGTGGGTGATGAATCGAAAGCTGATGGCCGCGCCTCGCTGCTGCGCTCCTGGGGCCTGTGGGGGCTGATCGGCATCGTCACCGTGTGCGGTGTCTTCGGCGTCATGGGCGTGCGCTCGTTCTTCAGCACGCCGGTCGTGCCCAAACCACCCGAGCCGGCGCCAGTGGCAACGCCTGAACCCCAGCCAGCGCCATCACGCACCTCCCGCGCAGCAACCGCCGTGTACAGCAAACCCGAAGGGCCGGTCATGTCGATGACATGGCGCGTGGGCGGCTACGTCATGGCCCCAGTGGGCTCATGGCGACCACCTGCGCCCCAGGAGCCGGAGCCAGACGGGATCTACTGGCAGAACACCGGAAACGCCAAGCCAGTGAGCAAGACCGCCCGCGTCGTCCTCGTCTCGAACAGCGGCCTGACCCGCGTTGTACCGCTCGGGGAGTGCCGCTTCTTCGCCGGACAGATGGATATGTACTGCGACATCGACGGCGAACGCATCACGCCCTGGACGGGGCGAGGTGCGGTTACCAGCGTGATTGATCCAGTGGCGTCGCTCAGTTCTACGCGCCGCGAGCCAGACGCCGGCGCTCGCCAGCGTAGCGCATCGGGCGCCGGCGTCGGCGCGGCGGCGCCCCGCTGACGTCCCTGTAACACGTCAGATAACCACTACTAAGCAACCACAGTAATCCAGAGTAAAGGGGAAAACGGAATGGCCAATAAGGACTTCAAACGAATCGACCTCATGACCGGATTGGAAGACTCGCAAAGCAAACTGTTCGTCGACCCAGGCACCGCTCGGATAGTCGATCTATCCAAGGTCCGCTTGCTGCGTTGCGGCGTCGATACGGTACGCCAGCTGTATCGCGGGCTGATCCGTCCCGAGATCATGGCGCTATTCGAGAAACCGGGCGCAATGGTCCAGTTCGCTGGCGAGTTCTGGCACGCCGGTCGGGTTGGCCGGGATTCGGGCTACCAGTACAAGCTCCAGAATGCCGACCTCGGCTTCATCCTGCTCATCAAGAATTTCAACGCGAAGCTGGAACAGATCGGGCCGCACCTGAAAATCGAGGTGTCACCGCACGCCATCGACGCGCTGTCGCCTGAGCGTCTGCAAGAGCGAATGGACTACTACGCCGCAGCCGTGATGACACACCGCGAACGCAACCAGTGCGCCGTCCACCTGGCGTTGGACCTCCAGGGCTGGAAGCCTCCGGTGGATCTGGTAGCCCGTCTGCACTGTCGCGCCAGAACGCACCGGGATATCACGGGTATCAACCAGATCGAATGGGCCACCAAGTCCAGCGTCTACGGTCGTGGTGAAACGTCGATGTTCGGTTCCGCTGGTGGCGTCCAGCTGTGTATCTACAACAAGACTGAGCAGGCCCGCGCGACCGATAAGCTCGACTTCTGGGAAAGCATCTGGCGTCGCCGGGATTCGTTCGATTCAGCCGACCCCGATAACTACGATCCGAACCAAGATGTATGGCGGATCGAGCTGCGCTATCACCATTCGGTGATCCAACAATTCGCCAGCGGCTCGATTGACGCGAGGACCGGCCAAGCCCTTGAAACGGACTCCTATGCCGCCTTCTCAGCCCATCTGGACGGCCTGTGGCGCTACGGGCTGGGTCAATTCAAGCTGCTCGCCCGCCCCGGCTATTTCGAGCCCATCTGGACGCTGATCCGCGACGACATTCGTGTCGATGTACCGGTCGATTCGCTGGTCGATGAAACCGAATATAAGCGGTACTACAAGACGTCACGCGGCTTCTCGGGCAAGAACGTGGAACTGTTCCTGGGAAACTTCGTAAGCCTGCTGGCACGGGAGCGAGTGGGCGCTAAAACCGCATTTGATCGACTGAAGGAATGGGAATGCTGGCCGGTCATTCGTGACCACTACGCCTCGAAGGATATGACGGAGCGGGATCTGTACAAGCACATCAAGAACCTGCTTCAGGAACGGCATGTGCGGTGGGGTCGCGCTGTATGACGGCACGCAAGGACGGTAAGACCTGGACGGCTGACTTCTACGAAAACGGTAGAAGCGGACGCCGTATTCGCAAGAAAGGGTTTCTGACCAAGGCCGCAGCTCAGCGCTACGAAACGGACTTCTTCAAAAGCCTGACGCAAACCGGGCGACCGCTGGATGATCGGCTATCGGATCTGGTGAACCTCTGGCATCAGCTGCACGGCTGCACGCTCAAAGACGAGAAGACACGTCTGTCGAGGACGCTGGCGATCGCCAAACGGCTCGGCGATCCGCTCGCCTCGTCCTTCGACGCACTGGCCTGGGCGCGGTATCGGCAACAGCGCTTGAAAGTGGCGTCGCCGCATACGGTCAACCATGAGCAACGCTACCTGTCTGCCGTGTTCTCGGAACTGATCCGGCTCGGTGCCTGGGTAGGAAAGAACCCGCTCGCCAATGTCCGGCAGATCAAGACGGATCAGGTAGAGCTGACCTTTCTTACCCTGCCGCAGATCCGCCAGCTGCTCGAAGAGTGCAAGCGCTCTACCAACAATCACACCTACCCCGTCGCCCTGCTCTGCTTGGCTACCGGTGCCCGCTGGGACGAAGCCGAGTCGCTGACCCGTGCCGCAATCTACGGCGGTAAGGCTCACTTCCACCGAACAAAGAATCGGCAGTCGAAATCCGTACCGATTCCGAAGGATGTTGAGGATCTGGCAATGAAGGTGGGTATGCCTGGAAACGGTCGGCTATTCATGCCCTGCCGATCGGCCTTTCGGTGTGCATACAAGCGTTGCGGCTTCGATACACCGGGCCAGATGACCCACATCCTGCGGCACACCTTCGCCAGTCACTACATGATGGCGGGTGGGGACATTCTCGGATTGCAACGAATCCTGGGACACTCGTCGATCACGATGACCATGCGCTACGCGCACCTGTCGCCGGATCATCTGGAATCAGCACTGCGGCTCTCGCCACTCTCACAACTCCGTGTAATGGCGAAAGCTATTCAGCCCTGAGCGGCTTCGAACGGTACCAGCGAACCCACTTTCCCGAGGTTTCATCTTTTCTCTTGATGATCTCAAAGCACCCTGACTCGGCAACAAGCTGCTGCCAGCTGCTAAGTCCGATTTGGCGAAAAGCTTCCTCGGCTATGCCGAGGCATTGAAGGTACGCGGTTGCGCTAGCTAGATCAGTGTATCCGTCTGGCGCTCTGAGCTTTTCGGCATCCCTGAGCGCTTTCACTTCTTCTAGCATGTCCCATTCGTCGCGGTTGCTCGGTGGTACCGAAAACAATCTGCACGAAACGTTTGGGTCAGCCATTCGCTTGGCAAAGTCACTACTTGCTTGATTTACAATCCTATTGAAAGCCTTTAGCTCATTTAGCCACACAATGGTTTGCAACAGTAGGCTTTGAAGAAACTGCTCGGCCTTAAGGCATCCTTTCTCTTCATAGAGGTCGAAATCCTCTAGGAAGTGATGAACAAGGTAGTTCCGCTTCCTCACCAAGTCTTCAAGTGATGCCACCTGAGCAGCGTAATATTCCTCAGTTTCGAAGACTTGGGTAAATCTATGCCTAATGCTAGTCGAGGCTCTTTTTCAGGCCCTGGCTCTCTTGTTTCGCGTTGGCGTTGGCCTTCAAAGGAGAAGGCAACCTCCCGAAAAGCAGTGATCAGCAAGCCCAGAGTGCCTTTGGCAGCAACCTGCTCTGCTTCCTCACCGAAAAGCACTACTGTCCGATCGAGACGGGGCAAAAGCTTCTTGAGTGCAAGTTCGTAGTACTGAAAATTGAGAGCGCACTTACCGTAGAGCATTGCGATTTTCTCGCGTGATGCGTCAGTGCATTGAAGCGGGGGATGTGGCATTCCGTGCATCCGGGTCGAATGCAGGCGAGAATATCCGGCCGTACTGGGAGTAGTCGAGCCGTAGTCACTCCGTAGTCACCGGTACAAACAAAAAAGGGGCTAGCTTTCGCTAACCCCTTGTTTTGTCTGGTGGCTACACCGGGACTTGAACCTGGGACATCAGCATTATGAATGCTGCGCT